GCGGCTCCTAGCGGGACTCCATCAAGTGTTTTTAAACACGCTATTGATCTAAATCGTGTTAGTAATTCGCTTCAAAAACCTTTAGCGGTTGCATATAACAGGATTTTAGTTAAGGCAGCCAGAGAGTTGCAGGCAATGGGAACTGATGAATATTCGAGTTCATATCGAGCAAAAAGGCTTGGTCAAATTATTGGATCATTAAAGACAAGCTTGGATGGTTGGGCTAAGGACTCGACCAAGGTAATGAAGACCGATTTATCTGACTTAGCAAAGATTGAGACTGAGTTCGCCGTTGCACAGATGCGTCAAATGATTGGCGATGCTGATGATATTGTTCGAGAATTAGAGGTAAGCCCACAATTTGCAGAAGCCGTTGTTTCTTCTGATCCGACCAAGCTGAATCTTGTTACGACAGAGGCAGGGGATACTTTAACGGGTAAGGGTGTTTATAAATTAACGGCTAAGCAAGGTGAAGCATTGGTTCTTCCTAATGGTGAAACCGTTGAGAAAGCATTTCGAGGGATTGCAACATCTTCTGCCCAGAAATTTCGTTTAGTTGTTCAAGATGGGTTGTTGACTGGTGTTCCTACAAAGCAAATTGTCAAGGAGATTATCGGACAGCACGGCGGAATGAAGTTTGCATCAGGCCAAAAGGTTAGTGCAAGAGCTTTAGCTTTAGCGGGAGGAGAAAAGGGAACGCGGTTAGCAAATAATCAGATAATGACGTTAGTTAGAACAAGCGTTAATCAGGTCGCAAATAAGGCAAGTCAAGAAACTTATAAAGCAAACGACAGTGTGACGAAAAAATATAGATACATCGCAACGATTGATAGCAGGACAACAATGTTATGCGCGTCTAAGGATGACAAGTTATTCGATTACAATGATGGCCCTCTTCCGCCGTTGCATTTTAATTGCAGGTCAACAACTGTTCCTGTTATTGATTGGGATGGGTTGAATAAGGAATATGGAATTGTTGCTCCTGATGATATTGAAGGCGTTGGCAAAGCAAAGAGAGCAAGTATTGACGGGCCTATCCCTGCGGGTACAAGTTACGGTGATTGGTTATATGACAAGAGAATCAAGGAGGGTCGCAAAGTATTACCAGGGCCAGAGCAGATTGACGCTTTAGGGTATGACAAAGCGGTTTACTTTAATCGGTTAGCGGCAAGATATAAAGATCCACGGAAAGCCATTGTTAGTTTGGTGAGGGAGGACGGAACAGAAAAGACACTGGCTGAATTAAGGCAACAATACAAGTTAAAAAGAATTGATAAAGCTATTAAGGTCGCAACTAAGGCAATACAAGAAAAACTCCCAACAATGGGAGAGCTTCAAGGGTTGCAGAAAGATTCAAGCTTGAGTCAATCAGATATAGCGGGTGTTTTCGCTTTAATGACAAAAATGAAAGGGCAAGCTGGTGAAAATGCTAAAAAACTTTTTCAGTTTGCGGAACAGCGTCAGGTCTTCTGTTCTTGGTCAACGGGTCAAAGCACAAAACATCTATTAAAAAACGAGCAATTAAAGAAAAGCATGGAGGCTTTAGTTGCAAGAGGTACTAAGGGCTATAAGGGTGAAGCTTTAAAAGGATCAGTAAAAATTGTAGGAATCGGGCCAGCAAAAGATGTCTTATCCGATATTCAGCGAGGAAAAGCAGGAACTTGGTTCAAAAAATCTTTAACAATGCGAGGCGAAGGAGAAGGTGTAAGTGGCTTTACGGCTGTTGGTCGAAATAATATCGTTGTTCGTAGTAGAAGTAATTATAAACCTGTCAAAGATCTCAAGGAGGTTATTGCAGTTTTCAAGGAAAGCGTAAAAGCGGCGGCTAAAGGTAAGCCATTTAGGCATACAGGAGGCGATGCTTTTGGCGAGTTAACAGGCTTCTTTGGCCCACAAGAATGGATTGGTACTTATGTGCATGAAATGGGGCATCAAGTTCATTATGCTGCAAGCAAGGTCAAGCTTTCCTTTAGAAAAGTATTAGAGTTAAATTCGTTCGATAGAGATATGACCCCAGGAACTTGGATTCCTAGCGAATATGGGTCAAGTAATTATTTAGAACAATTTGCAGAAACTTTTGTGCAATATGTTTTCGATCCTGTAGGCTTAAAGAAAGTAGCCCCAGAAGCCTATAAATGGGTTGATGACGCAATGGCTACTGCATTGAAAGCACCTAAATGAGTTATAAGCAAGCCATTGCTTTGATTTCTAGTTGGCCGAAGGATAAAGATGTCCCTCGGTTGATGAGGGATGTTTATGAGAAATCAAATGCTAATGATCAGATTGATATAAGTCGAGCAATAGAAGCTTTATATGCGGCGGCGGAAAGTGAAAAAGACTTTGAGTTAATAGAAAAGTTTTGGAAGTAGCAAAGGTTAACCGTAACGGTTAAACTACCTGTAATGTTTGTTTTCTGGTCATGGGCCGTAAATATGTAAGAGATAAGGCGGGTCGTTTCGCTCCGAAGGGCGGAGGCGGTAAGGGTAAAGGCGGCAAGATGGGCAAGTCAGCTAAGAATGTAAAGGCAAGAAAAGCTTATAAGTCTGCAAGTTCTAAGGTAAGAAAGGCTCAAAGAGATTTTAAAATTGCTGATAAGAAAAGTTCAGCAGCAGGAGGAGCAAGAACAAGAGCCGCTAATGCAAGTGCAAAAGCAAGAAGAGCAGGTAAATATACAGAAAAAACAGCCGCAAAGTATCAAAGAGCAGCCGACAAAGCTTATGGAGCGTCAATAGCTAGAACAAAAGCCGCAGGTAAGATTAGCGGCTCTAAGTCAGGTCTAACCCGCGTAACAAATAGGCTTACAAATAAAAGGACAGCGAAATCAAATCTAAAAGAAACTTTTGCATCACAAAGGGTAGCGGGCAGGAAGGCAACATTTAAAGCTAAAACAACAAAAGGACGGGCAGCAAAATCAGAATGGAAAGCAGCAAGGAGAGCAGATAGAAAAGGAGGGATAGGAGAAGGAAGGGCGCAAGATCGCAATCAGAAACGAGTTATCAAGAAACAAACTGGAAAAGCTGCTTACGCTCAGGGCTTCAGAGAAACTCCTAAGTTTACAAAAGCACCAAGAGCAGGATCAAAAACAAAGGCTCAAAAGATTAAAGGAAAGATTGAGAGCAAGAAAGCTGTTAATAAGGCGTTAAGAGGAAGTGAATTTAAAGGAGTGAAGAAGAGACAGAGTAAAGGAGAAAAAGCAGTTGCAAACAGAAAAAAACCCGAAAGAGTTAGGGCAAGAAAAAGAGAAGAGCAAGGGTTAGCATTGGCAGGCAGGAAGGCTTATAGGAAAGGGCCAGGAGCAGCCGAACGAAAAGCGGCGGTCACGGGTAAGACTATGAAATCAACAGTAGGTAGAAAAGAAAAAGCTGCTTACAGAGCAAAGACACCTGAGCATCAAAGATCAGGGGTAAGGCTAAAACGATATGGCAATCCTTACGGTTCACACGCGTTAGGCGGTGGAATCCAAAGAGATAGAAGGGCAGATCATGCGGCAAAACGTGGCGTTAAGAAAAGAAGAGGCGGAAAGGTTTATGACAACTCGACAAACACATTTATCAAGATAAAAACAAAGAAAAGAGATTTAAAGCGCAAATACAAGTATGGCTATAGCTAATCGTCAGCAATAAAATCGTCTAGCGTTTCAAGGTCTTCCATCACGTTGGCCCAGAATCCAGGCACTAACAACACATCGTCTTGGCTGTCGGCTTTACCTAGTGTAATAACGTCAGCCATTTCGTTTCCTGTGACGACATAGACCATTGTTTCGTTTCCTTCACCGTCAACATCTGGAACTTTTGATAATAAATCTCTTAATTCTCGAACGGTAAAGCCTTCTTCTTTTTTAATTGGGCTAGGCATGGGGGTTGCTTCCTAGTAGTTTCTGCTAACTTAGTAGAAAACTGACCTTACGGGTTATTTATGTCTGACGAAAACATTCAAGAGCCTACGGCTGTTGATCCATCTGAACTTGATGCACTAAAAAGAAGCATTGAGGGATTAGAGAAAAAAAACTTTGAACTAATAGGCAAATTAAAGAAAAAAGAAACGCCTGATGTTCCTGCTGATTATCAAGAATTACTTGATTTTAAACAAAAGGCAGAGCAGAAAGAATTAGAGGCTAAAGGTGATTATTCAAAGGCATTGGAATCAAGGGAGGGCCAATTCCGTGATGCCGTAAAAGAAAAAGACGACAAGATCAAAAAGCTTGAGGCGAAGATTCGTGATCTTGAGTTAATCTCACCTGCTATGGCTGCTCTATCTAATGCGGTGCATGATACAGATTACGCGTTAGAGAAATTAGGTAAAGATAAATTTGAAGTAGCAGAAGATGGCTCTGTTGTTTATGTCGATGAATTTAGTCGGATGACAATAGAAGAAGCCGTTCAGAAAAAGCTTGCTTCAAATGACAGAACAAAATGGGTAGTTAAGAAAACCGTTGCAAAAGGAAGCGGAGCCGTCGGCGGCGGTAATGTTGCAGGAGGCAAAATTTCAGAAGGAGATTTAAAATATTTCTTGCCAGAAACACAAAATATTGATGAACAGACAAGGATTTATAACCAACAAGGCGCAGAAGTTTGGAGAAAGTATAGGGAAATGGCCGAAAGCCGCTAGTATAGGAAGCAATGACTCGTCTGATGGTTACGCCGAAGGGTGAGTAAGGGTTACGCCCAAACTGTAAAAACTATTTAGGAATCAAGCATGGCCCCCACAAGGCGGAGCGATGTCATCATTCCAGAGGTTTTTGTTCCCTATGTCGTTCAAGCGACCACTAACCTAGACCGCTTTTTGCAGTCTGGGGTTGTGCAACCATTAGCGGAATTAAATGCCAATGAGGGTGACTTTATAAATGTACCTTTCTGGGGTGCAAACTTAGCTGGTGATCAAGAGGTTCTATCTGATAGCACTTCATTAACACCTGGCAAAATTTCAACAGGTAAGCAGATAGCTGTTCAATTACATAGAGGTCGCGCATTTGAGGCAAGAGATCTTGCATCAATCGCTGCGGGTTCTGATGCTATGGCCGCTATCGGTAATAAGCTTGCTGCTTATATTGCCAACCAAAAGCAGAAGGATCTTCTTGCTTCTTTAGAAGGTTGTTTTGGATCTCTTAACGCTAATGATTCAAATAGCGCATTTTTCTCAATGTGCGTTGATTCAGAGAGTGGAGATTCACCAACTGTTTTAAGTCCAAGAACTGTTGCGGCTGCCAGAGCAAAATTTGGTGAGCAAGGTGACAAGTTGACTGCTGTTGCAATACATAGCAACACTTATTACGACTTGGTTGAGCGTAAGTTAATTGATTACGTTTCTACTGCTGATGCCCGTGGTACTACCACAACTCAGTCAGGCGGATCAATGGCTAATGCTTATGGTGGTGACGACAAAGTTCCTACCTTCTGCGGTCTAAATGTCTTGGTTTCAGATGATGTTACCAAGACTGGCTCAGGTGCAACTCAAGAGTATGCAGCTTACTTCTTCCAGCCTGGTGCTGTAGGTAGTGGCGAAATGCAAGCGTTAGACATCGAGCAAGATCGCGATATTCTTGCCAAAAGTGACGCGATCAGTTACGACGCTCATTATTGCTATCACCCAGTTGGTAGTAAGTGGGCTGTTACAACAACAAACCCAACTGTTGCTCAGTTAGGTACTGTTGCAAACTGGTCTAAGGTGTATGAAAACAAGAACCTCGGTATAGCTCGCGCTACCGTAGTTTCTAACTACGACTAGGGGTATTTAACAAATGACATCCGTATTTGAAGCCGTAGGTGGCAAGGCAATTGGTTACGTCTCAGGTGGAGCCGTAACACAGGCCACAAACAAGGGGACAGGTGTAACGCTTAACACAACAAGCGGTCAGATCACAATGAACAACGCTGCTTTAGCTGATGCGGCTGAAGTAACTTTCACTGTGACTAATGACAAGGTTGCTGCTACTGATGTAATCGTGGTTAATCACGGTTCTGCTGGTACAGCAGGCGCATATTGGTTATGTGTTTCAACTGTTGCCGCAGGTTCATTCAAAATTTCAGTTGGAAACCTTTCAGGAGGTTCTCTAAGTGAAGCGATTGTATTGAACTTTGCAGTCTTAAAAGGTGCAGCAAGCTAATGGGCTTGTTCGCTTTTAGGCGACTAAGGGAAAGGGAGGCCGCTTTGGCGGCCTCTGCTTCTTTAGCAGAAAAACCTAAGCCAAAGACAAAACGTAAATCTAAGCCTAAGACTTATGGCGATCTCGATAGTAGCAACGGTGGGAGCAGCGGACGCAAACAGTTATCTGACTCTGGCCGACGCTCAAAGTCTGATTGACGGTTTTATTGAAAGCGCTGATGTTGCCGCTTGGGCTTCTGCTACGACTGACCAAAAAAATAGGGCGTTATATACATCTGCTCAACGTATTGACCGTGAAAGGTTTCTTGGCTCAAAGGTTGACGATACTCAATCAATGCAGTGGCCGAGATCTGGGGTAAGGAAGCCAGATACTTATATCAATACTTACGCTACTGGTTTCCCCTTTCGTATCGTTGAAGATTTTTTCACAGATACAGAAATCCCAGACCAATTAAAAAAAGCGCAAGCTGTTTTAGCTGCTTACTTGAATAATAATAAGGATGCTTTAGATCTAACAGGTTTGGAGTCGTTTAGTTCAATAAATGCGGGGAATGTTTCTGTCACTCCTTATAGGTACGGCTCCATTGGTTTTAATGCAGTTCCGCCAATGTTTGAACGATACTTCAATGGACTTAGAATAAGTGGACCAAGTAACATTGCAGTAAAACGCAGCTAACCATGATTTATCCAGCAGCAACAATCATCACAGATCAAAACACCCATACAGGACGTTTTGGAAAAGTTCACGCGTTAGCAGATGCGTCTTGCACTTTTGTTTCAAGTGATCTTACAGAGAACGGATCATCAACAATTAACGGAATCACTATGAAAGCAGGATCAGAAATTGAAGGAATGGTTATTACAAGTATCACATTGGCAAGCGGCCAAGTTGTTGCTTATCGTTTGTAATGTCTTTTGCTAACGCTTTACAAAACGCGGTTGACAAGGTTGCAAAGGTCAAGGGAATGGGAGTTGATGTCGTTTTTCGGCGTTTAACTCCTGGTACTTACAACGCTTCTACTGGTGTTGTTAAAAGCTCAACAGATGATGAGACAATTAAAGGTATTTTTCAATCTATAAGCAACCGAGAAGTAAGTGATTTAGTTCAAGCGGATGATCGTAAATGCTTGATTAGTGCTGCTTCTGTTAGCAATGTTCCAACAACAAAAGATCAAATTGTTTACGGCGGTGTTACTTATCAAATTATTAGCGTTGAGACAGTTGCGCAAGCGGGGATAGACTTAAGCTATGAATTAATACTAAGAGCATGACGGAGCAGTGGAAGCCAGAAGAAATTCCAAAGAAGGTTGAAGGGCTTTTGGAAGCTTTGTTGCAAAGTGCTGTTTTAGAATCTGACGCTCGGTTAAAAGTTGGCACACCTGTTGACACTGGGAGGCTTAGAGCCTCATGGCAAATATCAAAAGGGGAGGGTAATCCATCGAACCCTATTGATGCAGGAGGAAGCAAACAGTATGGAGACACTTCACCGCCGCGAATGATTACAGATGCTTCCACTAATGCGGTAAGGATTGTTAGAACAGGGCCGAAGGCAAATTATGACGTAACTAAAAAACATTCATTAGACACTGTCTATACGATTACAAATAATATGGAATATGCGGAGCCAATTTGTTATGGAACAGCCCGACCAGCTTCATGGGTTGCTTCAGGAACAACAGGCAGTTTACAAAACCCACCGCCTTGGGTCGAAGGAATAGCAAAAGGTATGCAAAAATATATAGATTACAACTGGGAAAAATTTGTAAAGGAAACAAATTAAATGGCTGCTACTAATCTAAATACTGTTCGTTCTACGATTGAAAGCCGTTTAAAAGATGAGCTTGAAACAGGCACTCCACCTGTAACAGTTGTTTTCAGTAATGTTCCTGCTATTCCGACTTCTAATAAAAGTTGGTGTCAATGTTCAATGAGTTTTAGTAGTAGCAGTTATCTGTCTCAGGGAGGGACATCAGGATCAAGCAATGTTTTAACGGGTTTAATGTCCGTTAATATCTTTACTCCTAGAGGACAAGGGGCGGGTGATAGTTATGTGATCGGTAAGCGTGTTAGAGATCTATATAATAGGATTAATATTTCAGGTGTTTACTTTGATCCGCCTATTGGCCCTGAAGTCATGTCGTCTCCATCTCCTGAAGGTTACTTTCAGACGCAGGTGCGAGTAACATTTGAAGTAATTGAGGAACTTTAACTAATGGCTCTTACAGAAGAACAACTTGACGCTGTTGAAGCGGTGAAAGGGAAAAGAAATCCTGCTTTATTCGATCCGCGTTGTCAGCAATATTTGGATCAAAAAAAGAATTGCGAGGTTAAAACTGTAGATAAGTCCGATAAGGGCTAAACTTTACACATCATTCCTTTTTAATTAAATGGCTTTTTATCGAGGTGAGGAGGGCTCCGTTAAGTTCAAGAACGCAGCAGGGACAACTGAGGCGGTAGCGGAAACAACAGCATGGAGTCTTGACATCTCAAAAGATGTATTAGATTGCACTGCTCATGGAGATACTTCAAGATCTTACGTTGGGTCTTTAATCTCTGGCACTGGTTCTATTGAATTTAACTACACAGCCGCTTCAGGTAACGAAACTAAAAACCTGCTTGATGAGGCTTTAGTTACTGAAGATGCTGCTGATGCTCAATTTGAGCTTTACATTGATACTTCTGGATCTAAGAAGTGGAGTTTTTCAGGCATTATCACTGGAATGAGTACATCAACAGCAGTTGGCGATTTAACAAAAATCACTGCTAATTTCCAGACCAGTGGCGCAATTACTAGCGCAGCGTAGAATCTAAGAACCTGACCTGAACTTTTTATGTCTGCGAATAAAAATCGCACCGTTGATTTGCTCTGCGGTGCTTTTGACTTGAATGATCGCCGTAAGTTTGAACTAACAAACGAGAAAGGTGATCACGTCGTTGATCTTTACTTTAAAGCGATTACCCGTGCTGATCGTGTCTTGTCGATGAAGTCGGCGGGTGATGATGCCTTAAAAGCAAGCACTCAACTTCTTTGCATCAAAGCAGAGCTAGAAGATGGGACAAAAGCTTTTTCTCCAGGCGATGCAATTAAATTGCAAAGAGAATTACCTGAAAAAGTTTTAAATGAGCTTGAATTATTCTTAAACGGATTAGAAGAAGGAGCAGAGATTGGCGAAATAAAAAAGCTTTAGAAGAAGACGAATGGTTTTTCTTTGAGTTCTTCCTGGCGACAGAATTGGGAATGACTGTTGGAAG